ACTTTTAGGTTCATCCAAATCATATGATACAGGTTTATTAACATCATATGGCTCGTCAGGTGGTTCAATACTAGATACATCTTGATCATCATCACCAACCCATTTAGAAATATTTTCTGTTATAATACTTCTTGCAGATATACCATATACAATACTTCCGATAGAACTCTCAGTAAGAAAAACATTTTCTTCAGCGAAATGCTTTTCGAGTTCTTTTAAATATTCTGCGTCCTCTCCTTTGGATATATATGATCCTAGAGACTCATTAATATTCAGTGGTTCTGCAGATAGGCCTATATCATCCGTGTGATAGTGTTCAGGAAGGTCGGCTTCAAGTTGGTCATAATCGATAGGGGTATAACTACTACCAGACAAGCCTAATAGGTTATTAACTGTAGCAGGATTAAGGGACGTGTTTTCGCTTAAAAAATACTCCTTTAGTTCGAGAAGGAAATTACTATGTTCCTCCTCGGCCTTCCTGTTCCGTGGGTCTTCCATTGACGATCATAGAAAATACTTACAATAAATGCAAGGATCTTCCACTTGGAATATTATATTTTATATTTTACATATAGTCACCGTAGACATCGTCATTGTCTCCGTACTCAGAATAGTCAAATACACTCCTTGCTGAATCTTCAGCATTATCATCATATACTTTATCATCTGTTGCTGGATTACTCCCGCCTGGCAGTCTGCCAGAAAATGTATCATCATATACCTGATCGCTTCGTGGTTCGGCATTAATACCCGGTTCGAAGCTAAAATCAAAGCGCTTAGCTTTTATTAACCAAACGTAATGACCCAATATAGGATTAATCATGTTAACATCCTGGTCTAATCTTTCAGTAATTTCAAATTTTTTACCACAACGGCCGTTGGGTCTTTGTCTTCCCAATTCTTCTAGGTCAAATACATCACCTGATTTTGGTTCGGCACTTAATCCAAATGCATCTGTATATCCACTAATGCTTATAAATGCAGTGATTTCATCATCTGCTACAAGACCAAACTTTTGCATTACAACGGCATTTTCATTTAGTGTAAGTGCAATGATGACCTTTTTAGGTGGACTATACTTCTGTGTAGGTTGTTCCCCATAAAAGAAGTCATGACCTGTTAGTGTGTAATTGCTTGTGTAATAATCTACGGATGTGCCATATAATTCAATCTGTTCTTTCCACCAACGATCATAGTTATTTCGTTCGTTTTGATTTTTTGATTTATCTAAAAATCTAACATCGCAATCGAATATGTCAGCCTCATAACTCATCTTGTAATGATATATGCTCCGTTTTGATTTTTTGTTAAAATAACACCTGTTTTACCCAATTGCTTTGGTTTGCTTAAATCACCTATGTTATATTTTGAGATAATATATTGAAGATCTATATTGTTGCATGGTTGGACACCACCATTATCTCTGATCATTAAAATTTTTCGTTCGGTACCATGACCACTAGATTTGTGAATATCAGGTATTTGCGATTGGCTTTTTCTATCCAATCCGCGGATTGCAACCCTGTGGTGTGGCTTTGATGGTTCGGACAATCCCATCAAATCTTCGTTTATTAGATTATAAAATATCTTACCAAACATCATACCTATAATTATTTAACCAAAAAAAAGCCCCGAATGTCTCGAGGCTTTAAAAATTAAATTATATTTTTGAATTAATCGCCGATGTGCTTAACGTGACCGACCTTATTGTCTTTGCCTGTGAGCTTTGCAACTCCGTCAGCTGCGGGCTTAAGATCAGCGTGCGTATCTAGCTTACCATGATCAGCGTGCCCTGAATCAGTGGTTGACAGCTTACCCTTAACCTTGTTGTTTTTGCCTTTAAGCTCATCTCCAGAAGGAGCAGCTTTCAATTCAGCATGAACAGGTGCTTCAGCAACTAGTGCATCGTCATCATCTGCAGCTACATCCTCAATATCACCAAGGTCGTCAGCTTCATCGTCTTCGACTTGTTCTTCAACTTGTGCTAATAGATCTAAAAGAGCTTCAACATGTGCAGGAGATAATTTAACGGAAACGGTCTCTTCACCACCGACATCAGCATCACCAGCATCATCAGCACCGAAGTCATCCATTACATCATCATCAGCTTCCATGGCCATGGGATCTTCAGACTCCATTACGGTTTTGTACAATTTATCAAAAATATTATCTTCCATCGTGGAATTATTTACACTTTCACTCTTTACTTTTCCACTGTTTTGTGAAAATTTCGCCGGTTCATATGCATTTTCTTCATTTTCTTTTTCCGAGAGTTCAGCTGGGTCAATTTCCTCTACTTCAGAGTCTTTTGACGCATCAGGACCTGTCCCCGGTGCAAGAGGAACTACATCTTCTGGTTGATGATGTACTTCCTTGTGTTCATACTTTTCTTGTAGGACTGAATCATAAATGGATTCAATTTCCTTCATTGTTCTCGTTAGGTTTCTAGACTGGCCCATGTAAATATTTACATTAATTATATATAATTCTATAAAATTATGTCAAATACAGCTAGAAGTAGTGACCTTTATTTAGGTAATAAAAATCTTCCCACCGAGGCCGCAGAGTTCGAATGGACCCCTCAAATGGTCAATGACCTTAAGAAGGCAAGGAGAAATATTTTATACTTTGCAGAAGAATTCTTTTACATTGTAAATTTGGATAGAGGTAAGGAAAAGATCCAACTATATAAATATCAAAAAAGAGTATTACGCGCATTAAGAGACCATAGATTTAACATTTTATTACAATCACGACAGACGGGTAAAACCACATTGCTTACAATATATGCACTTTGGATTTGCTGCTTCCAAGAAGACCAAAGAATTTTGTTGGTAGCCAATAAGGAGCAGACAGCTATTAATATTTTTAAAAGAGTGCGAATGGCTTATGAATTATTACCTAATTGGTTAAAACCTGGTGTTAAAGAATATGGTAAAACATCAATGTCATTGGCAAATGGCAGCAGTATAGGTATAAGCACTACCAGTAGTGATGCAGGTCGAGGTGATAGTTGTAATGTGTTAATTCTAGACGAGCTTGCATTTATCGATAATCATTTGGTGGAAAATTTCTGGTCATCAGTTTATCCTATTATTTCATCCTCGAAGAAATCAAAGATATTAATAGCAAGTACGCCAAATGGTACAGGAAACCTATTTTATAAATTATATAGTAATGCGATTAAGGGTGATAATAATTGGCATCCCGAGAGAGTTGATTGGCATGAAGTGCCTGGACGAGACGAGCAATGGAAAATTGATACAATCAGATCCTTAGGTAGTAAGGATGTGTTTGATCAAGAATTTGGAAATAAATTTAGAGAGACAGGAGAGTCGGTTGTAGATGATGATCTGAATCAAAAATTTAATATAGATGTAGAAGAGCCTCGGTATATCTATGAAGAGGGAGCCTATAAAATATGGCAAGAGCCAAATCCCGATAACTTATACACAATTGGTGTTGATATTGCCGAGGGAGTAGGAGAGAATGCAAGTGTAATCCAAGTATTGGATATAACAAATTTAGCAGAGATTGAACAGGTTGCTTGTTACCATAATAATAAGATAAGTCCATATGAGTTTACTAGTAAGTTGTTAGAAATATTAAAACACTGGGGCTCACCACCTGCTTTAATTGAACGGAATAACTGTGGTGGTCAAGTAGTAGATAATTTAAAAAACCAATTTGGATATGAAAATATTGTCAACTATGCCCCCAATGCATCTAAGAGACAATCATATACAAGACCTGGCGTTGTAGCACATACCAATACAAAGTATAAGGGCGTGACCAATATGAGGTATTGGGTCAATGAATTGAAATGTGTATCGATCAGAGATAGAGAAACCATACATGAATTAAAAAACTTTGTCAGATATCCAAATGGTACATGGGCTGCAAGAAAAGGCGAGAATATGTTTGATGATAGGGTAATGTCATTACTGTGGGCATTGATGGTCTTGGAATCCGAAATTACAGAAAAATATTTTGAGATCGTAGAATTTGATGATTTAAACAAACCAAAAGAATTAAAAATGATGGATTTTGGTCTAAGAGCATTTGAAGATCCTACTAAATTATTTGTAAATGAAGCACGGCAAGAAGAATTCAGTACATTACCAGTATTAATGCCAGGTCAATATGGTGCTGATAATGAAATTGCTAACTTGCAAGGTCAAGGCTGGAAAATGTTATAAATATAATTATAATGTCGGATCCTATTAAACAATCTCTTTTCAACAAAGCAAGGAGAGATAAATTTATAATGGTACTCACACCTCCTGAGGCAATTAGAGAAATTAATACTGCAGCAGAACGTAATAATAAAAAGGTAATTAATGATTCTATTCAATACAGTGTATATGGTACTCTCATTCCAAAAATAACTGTTCAGGATGTAGGTACACAATATTCTGGCCAGACATTTAAATTCTCAAGTCACCATCGACCTGCATACGAAAATATTTTTGTAAATTTTACTATCGATAATAGATTCAATAATTATTGGGTTTTATTTAAGTGGATTAATATTCTTAATAATAACAGGGAAGCTATATTTGACGCAGATAATATAAAACCTAGTAGGAGTTTGCAAAATCCTGTATCAGACCCAAAAATTTTAGAAGAATATTCTACGACAATAACCATATATGGTCTTGATGAATATGATAAACACAAGATGCAATTTGAGTTCTTAGGTGCATTA